AGTGCCATTCCTCGAGGAATGCCTCCCGGCGGCGGTCAGTGGCCTTTTGCTTCCCGGTCTGCACGAGCCCGGACCACTTGTTGAAACTCGGGCTGTTCCAGAACTCTTCGGACGGTGGCTCCGAACGCGCAATCTGCTTTGCGCGCTTCTGCATGACTTCGAGCAACTCGTCTGTCAGCGGCGTCGAGTTCCGATCGAGCACGTCGAAAAGTTCAAGGATATCCTCTGCCATTTCGTCTGTGATCTCGGCTTCGGGAAAGAAGCAGCCTGCCTCGACGTTCTTGTACCAGGCACTCGCAGTGAGGTTCGCGGAGCCGATGTAAAGGCCGTACTCGCGCCACCAGATTACCTTCGCATGGTGATGCTGAACGAGGCGGCATTGGAAACGGGCCGACTTGCGGGCGAGGAACGCGGACAGGATGGAAGGTTTGACCGGGACGCCTTCGTCGAGGCGACCATAATACTTCAGCGGGATGCCGTTGTTCCAACACCAGTCGAACAGAAGATCCATTTCTGTCGCGTATGCGACCGCTGCCAGAACCTCTTGTGTCTCAGCAGCCGCGTTCAACGTGATGTTGGTGAGATAGTTCCCGTTAATCCCGCCCATCATCAGTTGCATCGAAATCTCCTCGATTTGGTTTGCTTTTCGACACCTTAGACGAAAGCATGGATATGCCCACCCCTCGAGAATCCATCCTCGCCGCGCTGCACACGCGGCTCTCGGCGCTGCCTGCGACCACCCTGCGCGGCGAGGTGCTGCCAGAGCGCGTGCCGGCGGAGGGCCTCCTGATCCTGCGCGACGGCGAACCAGGTGAGCCCGAGGTTACCCTGTCGCCGCTGGCCTACCACTACGAGCACCGCGCGGAGATCGAGGCGGTCGTGCAGGGCGCCGACCGTGACGCCGCCTTTGACACGCTGACCGCCAGCATAGGCGCGGCGCTCGCCGCCGACCGAACCCTCGGGGGCCTCTGCGACTGGGTCGAGGCGGAGGCGCCGCGCCCGGTCGATCTGCCGGTCGAGGGCGCGGTCAGCCTGAAGGCCGCCGTGATCCCGGTGGTGCTGCATTATTCCACGGCCGATCCGCTCGGCTGATCCCGTCAACCCGAGGAGAACACCATGGCACGAGCCCAGGGGGCGCGGGCGCTGATGGCGCTTGTGTTCGAAACGACCTATGGAACGCCGCCCGCGAGCGGCTTCACCCGCATGCCCTTCGCCAGCACCTCGCTCGGCGCGGAGCAACCGCTGCTGAACTCGGAGCTTCTCGGCTATGGCCGCGACCCGCTGGCACCGATCAAGGACGCGGTGACGGCCGATGGCGATGTTGTCGTGCCGCTCGACGCGGCGGCATTCGGCTTCTGGTTGAAGGCGGCCTTCGGGGCGCCGACCACGACAGGGATTGCGCCGGGCCCCTTCACCCACGAGTTCCAGTCCGGGTCCTGGACGCTGCCGAGCCTCTCCATCGAGACCGGCATGCCCGAGGTGCCGCGCTATGCGATGTACTCGGGATGCGTGCTCGACCAGATCACCTGGCAGATGCAGCGCTCGGGGCTCCTGACCGCAACCGCGCGCCTCGTGGCGCAGGGCGAAACGGTGGGCACGACCACCAGCGCCGGGACACCCGCCGCGCTGGAGATCAAGCGCTTCGGCCATTTCAACGGGGCGATCACGCGCAACGGCACGGCGCTTGGCAATGTCGTCTCGGCCGAGATCACCTACGCCAACAACCTCGACCGGATCGAGACCATCCGTTCGGACGGCCGCATCGACGGCGCGGACCCCTCCATCGCAGCGCTGACCGGCCGGATCGAGATACGCTTCGCCGACCAGACGCTGGTGACGCAGGCGATCAACGGCGACCCAAGCGAGATCGAATTCGCCTATACTCTGCCCACGGGCGAGAGTTTCACCTTCACCGTGCACGCCGTCTACCTGCCGCGCCCGCGCATCGAGATATCCGGACCGCAGGGCGTGCAGGCGACCTTCGACTGGCAGGCCGCACGCGACAGCGTCGTCGGCCGGATGTGCACCGCCACCCTCGTTAATGATGTGGAGACGTACTGATGCTGACGCTCGATCTGACCAACGCGCCGCGCTGGCATGATCTCGCACCCGGTGTCCGGGTGCAGCTGCGCCCGCTGACCACGGCGCTGATGGTGGCGACCCGCAGCGATGCGGCGGTCGAGGCCGTGCCCGAGGACGCCTCCGACGAGGAGCGCGCCGTGGCCTTCGCCAAGGCGCTGGCGCGGCGGGCGGTGCTGGCCTGGGACGGTATCGGCGACGCCGAGGGCAACGCGATCGACCCGAGCCCGGAGGCCATCGACGCGCTGCTCGACGTCTGGCCGATCTTCGAGGCCTTCCAACTGACCTACGTCTCCAAGGGTCTGCTGCTGGAACAGGAAAAAAACGCCTCCGCGCTCTCGCCGACTGGTCCTTCGGCGGGGGCGAGCGCTATTGCGAAGCCTGCGCGCAAGCCTGCCCGGACTGCCCGGCGCGGCTGAACCGGCCGCTCACGCATGAGGGGTGGCAGGTCTGGGATCTCGTCGGCCGCCTCGGCGGTCAGCTTCGTGTACTCCCCGGCGCGGTGATCGGCTGGGACATGTCGGCCGCGCTGGCCCTCGGTGACGCGCTCGGCGTCCCGCCGCTCGCCATGGCCGAACTGCTGCCGGTCATCGAGGCGGTGATGGTGCGAAGATTGAACGAGGAGATGGTGGCGAATGGCGGCCCGGGTCTCAGTCCTTGATCTTCTCGATCAGGGTGACGCCGGGCAGCCCCTCGAAATGCTTGTCGCAGGTCAGGAGCGCCGCGTCATGCGCCCGGGCGGTCGCGAAGATGATGGCGTCCGCCGTTGCCAGCCTGTGCTCGCGGCAGGCCTCGGCAGCCGCGAGGGCGATCTCGGTGTCGAGCGGCACGACGGTGCAGACCTGCGTGAAGGCGATCACCTGATCGGCCTTGTCCTCGCCCGCCTCGCGGGTGAGCCATTTCGCCAGTTCCAGCTGGACCATGGTCGGCACCAGCCAGTCGGCCTGATCGGGCAGATGTCCAGCCAGCGTGTCGCCTGTCGGCGAGTCGATCAGCCATTCGATCCACGCCGACGTGTCGACGAGGATCATCAGAACCGGTCCGTCCGGTCGCGATAATCGGTGGCGGACGCGCCGCGCGCGAGACCCTTCAGCGCCTCGCGCTTCGGCACCGGCACAAGCAGGACGCCGGTGCCCTTGGGGATGAAGGCGAAGGTCAGCCCGGCCTCCCAATGCTGGGCGGCCCGGATCGCCTTGGGAATCGAGATCTGGAATTTCGAGGACAGCGTCGCGGTTTCGGCCATGGCCATACCTCCATTTGATCGATGGCTAAAACGTAAGACGCCAATGCAGCGAAAGCAAGGACTCTGACCGATGGCAGAAAAGCGAGTGTCCGTCCGCCTCGCTGCGGTCGGCGGGCGACAGGTTCGCGCCGAGCTGGAAGGTGTCGGCGAGGCCGGGGCGCGCGGCTTCGGACGGCTGAGCCGGGAGATGGAGGCGGCCAACGCCCGGCTCGCGGCCTTCTCGCGGCGGGTGCGGGTTGCGGCGGCCGCTGCCGTGGCCGCCGCTGCCGCCGCGGGCGTGGCGATGATCCGCTCCGGCCTGCAGACCGTCGATGCGCAGGCCAAGCTCGCGCAGTCCCTCGGGACCACCGTCGCCTCGATCCAGACGCTCGAGCGCGCGGGCGAGTTGGCGGGCGTGTCGATGTCCGGCATCGAGCAGGCAACCAAGGATCTCACGCGTCGTCTCAGCCAGGCGGCCGCCGGGACCGGTCCTGCCGCCGACGCGCTGGACCGGCTCGGGCTTTCGGCCAACGAGCTGATCGCCCTGCCGCTGCACCAGCGCGTCGGCGCCATCAACGCGGCCATCGAGAGCTTCGTGCCTGCGGCCGAGCGCGCGGCCGTCGCGGGCCAGCTCTTCGGCGAGGAAGGCTCCATCGCCATGTCGCGGATCGACACCGCGACGCTGCGCCAGGCGACGGAGGACGTGCTTGCCTTCGGCGTCGTCTTCTCGGAGCAGGATGCCGACCAGATCGAGCGGACGAACGATGCGATTTCACGGCTCGGGCTGATCTGGCGCGGGCTGTCGAACCAGCTTGCGGTCGCAGCGGCGCCTGCGCTGGAAGCCGTCGCGAATGCCATCGCCGCCGTGGCCAGCCGGACCGGGCCGCTTGGCATCGCGATCCGGGGGATCTTCGACAACATTGGCCGACTGACCGCCATCGCAACCACCTTCGCCGCCTTCCTGGTCGGGCGCTGGGTGGCGGGCATGGCCGCCGCGGCGCTCTCCGTGCGGGGCCTCGCCACGGCGCTCGTCGTCCTCCGCGGAGCGCTGATCCGCACCGGCATCGGGGCGCTGATCGTCGGCGCGGGCGAGCTTGTGTTTCAGTTCACCCGCCTCGTTTCCGGCGCGGGCGGCTTCGGCGAGGCGATGTCGCTCCTGAAGGACGTCGCCGTCGAGGTCTGGCAACGGATCAAGCTGGGGGCTGCAGCGGCAGGGGCTGCGGCCACGGCGATGTTCTTCGATCTGAAGGCGGACGCCGCGTCGGC